CAGGCGATGTACGGGCCGGACGGAGCCAGGGCCACGAAACCGGTCCCCGACAGCTCGCCGCCGCTCTCGCCTAGCGGAACCCGGAGCGTCCTAGCGATATCCCGGTCCTGCTCCTGTATAGCCAGCATGGACTTGTCGAGGGCGCGCTCGTGCGTAGCGGCAGGGAACGGGCCGTTGGCGACGTACTGCGCTGTCTGGGTTCGGACAGTGTCACGGTAGATCTGGAGCGTTTCGCCGGTCGCCACTGGCGCGGCGGTGTTCATCTCGCCGCCGTCGGGGTCGTCGGCGCCCGTGATGGTATTTCCCGTCAAGACAGTCTCGACGCCCTCCGCGTCGATCTTCGAAATGACCAGGTCAGCGTCCGTCAGGAAGCGAAACGGGATGGCGAAAGGGCCGGACGTGCCTGCGCCAGCATAGGCGACATAGGGAGTGGTGGCGGAAACGGTCATGGCTTCTCTCGCGAGGGCCTGACGGCGTGTCCGCGAGCGGCGGGGCCAATCGAAGCGGCTAGACCGATTTTACCGCTTGAAGGCGGGGCTGACGCCTGCGTACCAGGCCTGCCAGCCCTTCAGGGCTTCGCGGTCCTCCCGACAGCCGCCGTAATTTTCGGCGACGGTTTCGCCAACGGCAGAGAGCGCAACGCCCGAGGGGGCGTCAGCAGATTCGCCGGCGGTTGGGGAAGCGTCGGGCAGAATCCCGGTTGCGGCGGCGTCGTGGAGGCGCACGAAGCCAACAGGAACGACGCACTGAGCGTCAGCAGCAGCCGGGACATAGCGGACAACCTCTCGGGTCAGGGTTTGGGTGACGGTGCGGACCTCGACTTTGGCGGACTCGACCTTCTCGCCGACCTTTGCGCTTGCGTCGGCCGCCTGGGTGGTCTGGTCCGTCGCCTTGTTTGCGGCCGCGAGATTACGAAGGCCCTGAGCGGCCACCTCGTCGTGCTTGCCGCGCTCGTAGCCTCTACGATCGGCAAGCGGGATGGCGATGAGGAGCGCCAGGACCGCTCCTGCCTCCAAGCCTGTGCGCAGGGAGATCATGGGTAGGCGCTCCACGGCAGTTGGAAGTGCGGGCCGTCCTTCAGCGATTTCCAGTCACCGCCCCATTCGAGCGGCACGTTGATCTGGAGCGCAGCCGCCTTCATCGCCGTGGCGAGCTTGGCGTAAAGCGGCCAGTCCCAGCGGACTTCGCCGCCGATTAGAGCGGCCAGGTCCACGGCGTGGCCGGTGATGTGGCGCGACTTCATGGTCTGAGATGCGCCGGCCTTGACCAGTTGCGCCTGGCGCTCGCGGGTGCGGAGCCCCTCGGTGACGGTGAAGTCGATCTCGGTCAGGGCGATGGCGCGTTTGACGACCGCGACGAGATCGGGGTGAACGCCATTCAGGCGCTCCAGGGAGCGGGCGCCGAGAGCGAAGGTCATGATTGCGGCTCCGGAGACTGGTCGCGCGGCGGGAAAGTCCACCGCGTGGCGTCGCGGGCCAGGATGGTGAGCGCGCCGATGGCGCCGGCCACGAGCTCGCGGCTGCTGTCGGGCACGGCGTGCCAGACGAGGGTTCCGATGCAGAGGACCAGGGCGCCGATGATCAAGGCGGCCAAGCCAAAGCGCAGGACGTTGTCGCGGACGCGCTGGCTCATCGGCTCGCCTTCGTCGGCTCGGCCGGATCGCGCATCCAGCGGATCGAAGCGTTCAGATCCTTGAGCTGCTCAATCCACATGTCCTGGCGCTCGCCGATCTTGGCGACCTGGAGCTCCAGCTTCCCGATCGCCTTGACCTCGGATTCAAGCGAGGAGACGCGGGCCGTCAGGGCGGTGAGCGCGCCATCCTTTTTGCCGAGGAGCAGCATCCATCCGGCTCCATTGACGAGCAGGGTCAGGATGAGGCCAGCGAGGGCGACATAGATGGCTGGCGACACGGCCCTACCTGCGTTCGAAGCGGTTGGGCGATTATCCCACGGCGCCAAACAATGAGGATCAGATCACCCATGGCCGAGCCTGATCAGGCTCCACTCCTCCATTGGGTGGAAGGCCCGGGGGCGGTGGCACACCCTCGGGCCTCGTCGGTCCGCTCAGTCCTCGATCGGCCATTCGGGGGTTTCGGCTACCTCGGCGGCGGCCCGCAACAGAGCGCATGATGCGGGTTCGGCGATGGTGTTGCCGCCCCAAACCCACGGAGGCCCATAGAGCGGCACGGTCCATTTGCCGTTGCGGTCTGGGAGGACGTAACCCCAGATGCCGTCCGGTTCGCTCACGAGGACGCGATAATGCACCCGGCATTCGACCTCGTAAGCTATGGCCTCGGCTTCGTTGGCCGGCGGGAACTTCACGAAAAGCGTCGACATGCGCTAGTCCTTTCGAAGGTTGAAGTAGCTGTACAGATCGGCCTCTTGGGCCTCGGACAGCGGTTGCGTGATCAGGACGGCGGAAATGACGCCACCCCAAAAAGCGCCGGGGGTCGAGACTTCCGACGCGCCCATGGTGACGCGGGCTGTACCCGTGGCTGGAACGGCGCTTAGGGGCGCGCCGGCTGTGCCGTTGACCTCCATTCGAGTGGCGGTTGGGCCGAACACGGCCCGCATGACATGCCGGCCGCTTAGGTCGACCATCGTATTGTTGGGGAAGACGCCGCCGACGCCGTCGCCGACGATCGCTTGCGCCCTGTTGACCCCGCCCGTTGAGATCCGCGTGCACCTTCGGCTGGTCGCAGCCACTCCGCCGCCGCACCCCATGAGCGTTCGCGTAGCCAGGTCCGCCGGCAGGGCGGTCTGATCTGCTAGGGCCCAGATCTCACTGCCCACGGCTCCCGATGGGAACGGCATCGACGCCATGGTCAGGCAATCGTCCGAAGCGTCGAAGGTGACACCGGGGCGGCCGTTGAAGCTGGTCGCGCTGTAGGCAGGGCGCGCCGCGCCGACGCCCTGGCCAAGGCTGTAGTTCCCCACGACGTCTGTCCACGCGACGACTGTGCCGCCTGAGAGCGTGATCTTGTCGATCCGCTCGGCGTCCCACAGGCCCAGCAGCGACGACCCCAAGATGTCTTGGATGCTAGGGGAAGCGCCGACCGAGAGTGAGAGTCCTAAGCCGAGACCGAGGCCGATCTGCACTAGACCAGCGCCGTGATGCCGGTGGCCGTGGTGCCGGCCGCGCAGATGCGGCGGACGCGAAGGCTGTGTTGCCCTGCGGGCAAAGTCAGTGTTTCGACCGCGCCACTGAGCTTGTGGACCTTCAAAGTCCCGCCGACCGCGAGCGTGACAGCTCGCGTGGGAATCGGAAGATCGGTGTTGTCGTCCGGGGTGACCGCGTAGAAGTCGTCGGCGGGAAGAGTGCTGTTCTGCTTGGCGCTGCCGAGGGGCATTGGCCCAATCTCCAAGCGCCTCCAAGATCGAAGCGGCTACGGAGATTTTACCGCGCGCTGCCTAGGTTGGCCTTCTCCGGTAGACCTGCAGCGTCGCCCGCTTCGTCCTCGGCGTGGTCGAATAGCCAGCGCAGATAGAACAGGTTCTGGAACGGCAGAAGGCGGCGGGCCTTGTGCAGGTCCGAGCGGGAGGCCTTGCCCTCGGAAGCCGCGCCCACAAGCGACGCGGTGTCGTTGACCGTGCCGACCGAAGGGCCGAGCAAACTGTCGACGACGTTGCGGTCAACGTAGCGGGAGGCAGGAGCCACTCCGAGCGCCGGATTGATGCCAACCTTCGCGCGCGTGACCTTCTCGGCCATGTTGTTGGCCTCGAAGATCCAGCCCATCGTACCGGACTGGTCCAGGCCTTCGGAGAGCCACTTCTTCGGATCGTCCGAGGTCTTCTTGCCGGCCACGGCCGACTTGACCTTGTAGGCCAGCATTCCTAACCCCACGGCCGCGATGAGGCCTTGCAGGGCGTTGGCGTCCCGCTGCTGGAGGCTGTTGATCATCACCCTCGACATGGTCGAGAATGTGAAGCTCTTGAACTGGCCGATCGTCTTGCCGAGCTCGGTCGACATCCACAGCGGCTTTTCCTGGCCAGGTGTAGCGATGATCAGGTCCACTTCCTTGGCCAGGGCGCCGCGATAGGTCGCCGCCGCCTCGGCGTCGGTCCAGTCGGCGGTGTTGGCCATCCAAACCCCGCCCTCCTTGTCGCCGTGCGCCTTAAACTGCTTGGCGATGCGCTCGGACATGCTGTCGTCAATGCCGAGGAACGCCAGCCGGCGGGCCTCGGCTGGACTGGCGCCTTCGGTGATCGCCCGCAGGGTGCGCGTTTGGGTGATCACGCCGACGAACTGCTTCATGCTGGCGTTCCAGAGCGACATGCCCGACACCAGGCCCATCTTCTCGCCAGCATAGGTGATTGCCCGCTCGACCTTGGAGTAGCGGCCAAAGTCCTCGAACACGTCGGCCATCTGCTGGGCCCGGCTGTCGAGCACCATGTCCAGCGCAGTACCCGCCAGTTTCACCTCGTCGGCCGCGAGCTTCACGCCCCTGAGGTTCGAAACCAGAGGACCCAGGCCGTCGCGCATGACCCGGCCCATGCCGTGGACCATAATCGGCCGGGCAACGTCGGGGATCGCCGACAGCGTCATCCCGCCCAGCATCCGCAGATAATTGAGCGTCCGCAGCGAGCGCATCGACCGCGTCGCCAGGCCCATCGGATTGTCGGGCATTCCGTAGGTTCCACGGATGCGATCGCGCATGGCCTCCAGGTCGCGGACGTCCCGGTCCATGGACTTCTTCAGCCTTGCCTGTTCGGGCCCGTCCTTGGTCCTGGCCATGATCGGCTCGTAGGAGGCCTTGATCGCCTCGACGCTGTCGCTCATGTCGGCCCGGCCGAAAGCCCTGGCCAGCTCGACGTCAGCGGCCATCGTGCGGGTGTAGATCCGCGCGACGCGCTCCACGTCGTTCTCCAGGAAATCCTCGATCACATTGTCCGGCACGTTGAGCGTGCGTTCCTTCAGCGGGCCGCGAAGGTTTGGCGTGATGTCGTAAGCTGACCGGCCCGGCGCGCTGCCTAGCAACGTGGCCACCACCTTTTCGGCCTCGGCCCGCAGTTCGCCGGACGACAGCTTGTCCTCGGGCTTGAACCTGATCTGCTCGTTATCGAACCACGCTGCCAGCCGATCGACAAAGGCATTGCGGTTGGTCGCGATCTTTTCGAGGTCGTAGATGCGGGTCAGATAGGAGTCCGCGGTCGTGACCTCCACGCCCTCCGGCAGCAGGCCCAGCCTGACAGCCTCGTCCTTGAGCGGGTCGAACACGCGCTTGCGCAGCCCCTTGGCCGCCTCGGCGACCTCTGGCACGGCGTGGGCATCGCCGTTGCGCATGGCCTTGGCCACCTCGACCTTGAAATCCGAGAACGACAGTTTTCCGGCGGCCTGGCCAGTGATGTCCTCGACGCCGGCGCGCGCCATGTCGAAGGGCTTGGCCTCACGGTTGAACCGGTAGCGCTTGAAGGCGTCGTCCACGCCGCCCAGGCTTTCGGCCAACGGACCTTGCCACTGCTTGATCCGCGTCTCGGCGGCCAGGGGGGAGGCGACGCCCTTGTCGTTGCCTGTCATGAAATATGGCGTTTCGGCCAGCTCAGCGGCAATGCGGGCAGTTTCCGGGTTGGGCGATGACAGCGAGCGCAGCAGCGGGTTGTCGCTGACCGGGTTCTTGGCTTCCATCTTCTCCACACCCAGCGCGGAGGCCGGGCGCAGATCATCACCACCGGCTCGGGCTGCCGCGCCCACCGAGGAGGAGCGCACCACCTGCAGAGCCCTCGCCTCGTCCCATTCGACGGCGAACCGCTCCGTCAGCTTGGGCGCGTTCGGGGTGCCATTGAACAGACCCACGGCCCCACCCAGCGCCCCGCCGAGCACGGTCGAAGCGCCGATGTTCAGCGCGGCCTCCTCATAGGACCGCTCTTCCTGCGTCGCCATCAGGATAGCCTCGGCCACGGCGGCAGACTTGGCGCCGACGTAGCCGCCCTCAGCTACGCGCCCGAGCGTCGTCGCGGCCCTGCCGCCCTTCACCGCCCAACCGCCGATCGGGATCAGGTTGACCGGATCGAGAATGCCGGCGCCGACCGACGCGGCGATTCCGGGAGCTCCAGCGCGGGCCAGGACCTCGCGGGCGTCGTTCTCGTCGTCGACGCGGCGCTTGATGATTTCGACCTGGGCTGGATTGATCGCGCTGACGAACGAGGAGGCGCTGTCCTCATAGCCGGCGATGTGGTCCAGCGGCTCGAATCCCATCGGGTTGGACGAGGCCGCGTCGTTCATTTCGAACGTGTCGCGGAAGGCGCGCAGCGATGAGGCCACCGTGTTGTTCTGGGAGAACGCAGCGCCGATCGTCTCGCCCAAGCCGGGCTTGGCGGGAGCGGCCGGCGCGACCTGAACCGGCGCCAGGCCGGAGGGCCGAAGTTCCTGCTCGGTGAAAACGCCCATGTGCCTATCCCGCCCCTGCTCGCACAGCCGGCACGCCAATGTTGGTCAGAGATTGGTCACTCGGAAGCACGCCCATGCGGGCCCGGCGCTCGCGGGCCTTCCCAAGCTCCGCCGCCGTCGCGGCCTTGGCCTTGGCGTCCTGGTCCCGCTTGGTCGGGCTCGTGTTCCAATCGGGCTGGAAATAGATCGGCTGGCTCTGGCCGTTCTTGACCTGCTGGAGCGAGCCATCGTCGCCCGCCTTCATGGCGAAATAGACGGGCCGGCCGTTGCGGGCCAACATCGAAGGTGCGGGGATCAGGCGCAGCGCCTTGGCGTCGGCGTGCTGACCGGTCTCCTCGGCCAACTGCCGGCGGATCCATTTGGCGTTGTCCTCCGCCGACCGGCCTGGAAGCCCATAGACCACCTCCGGAGCGTTCTTCACGAAGGTGCGCGAGCCGTTGAACACCGAAGGCCCCCAGGCGCGTCGAATCTGGTCGTAGGCGGCGTTCATGGAGGCGTTCATGTCGCCGGTACGGCGATAGTTCAGAGCGGCTGCGGCCTTGAAATCGGCCAGCATCTCAACGGGAGGCGTGAACGTGCCGCCGAACATGCCGCGATCCTCCTTCACGCCCTGATCGTCGCTGATCTCGCGCAGGAGGGTCTGGTCGGCCAACTGCCCCTTGGGTCCGAGTGCGGCGCTGAACGCCTTGTCGCGGTTGGCCAGTTCCGGTGGCGTGAGCTTCTGGGCCGTGGCGATGGCTTCGACCGCCTCTTTCGAGGTCAGCCCCATGCGGTTGTAGTTGATCAGCAGGTTGGCGTCGGCGACCTCCTGGTCGCTAAAATCCCGGGCCGCAGAGGGCGCCGCCGCCTTGAGGTTGGCGTAGAGGGTCGCGGCCTGCAGGCGCTTTTCCGGATCGGCCGAGCGAAGGCCGCCCGTGATCTGGCCCTTAAAGAGCTTCGGGACCATGCCGACCTGGCGCGCGTAGGCGATCGACCGCTGCGCGACCTCCTGAGGCGGCCAGGTCGGGGCTCGACGCTCGTAATCGGCGTTCATCGCCTTGATGTCATCAGTGTTGCCCGGGTCGAGAGGGACGCCCTGATCGACCGCCATTCGGACGCGAGCGTCCAGGCGCGCGGTCTCCGCGGCCTTCTCGGCCGCCGTGTCGGCGGCCTTGATCAAGGCTACGTCGTCAGGCGAGCCAGGCACGACCCAGCCTTCCTTCCGCGCCCGCTCGATGTCGGCCAGACCGGCTTCGCCCCGGTCGATCGCAGTGGAAAGCTCGCCGCGCTTGAGGTTGTTCTTCTCCTCGACGAGCTTGGTTCCGGCCTCGATCGCCCTGGCCTTAGCCTCCGGTCGGGCCAACAAAGTGACCATATCGGTTCCCCGACGGTCGAGTTCGGCCGCGTCCTTGGTCAGCCCGCCCATCCGGTTGAGCCAGCCTTTCAAGTCATCGCCATACTTGGCCGGGTTGGCAACGGCCAGGCGCTGGTACTCGGCTCGTCGCAGCTCGATCAGCTTGCGCCAGTCGCCGCCGGACTCGCGGACCATGGCCTTGGCCTTGTCCACGCCGTGGTTGACTGCCGCGTCCAGCGCGACCTCGGCGAAGGCCGGGCGGGCGGCAATCGCCGTCTCCGTCAGGCCCATCGGCGCCGCATATTCGTCCAAATAGATCTGGCGCGCTTCCTCGCGGGTCAGATCAGCAACCAGCTTGCCGTTGCGCTTTCCGCCCGGCTCGGTGGCGCGAATGCCGAACTTGGACGGCGCGCCGTTGTCATTGGCGACGAGGGTATCGCCCTCGCGTCCGATGATCCGTTCGACTGTGTCGCCAGCCGCGCCATCCGAAACTCGGCCCGTGCGCTCAGCCTCTTCGAGAACCCGGCGCTCATAGGCTGCGTCCGCGATCTTGGCGCCGAACGCGGCCTGCCGCCTGACGCGTTCGACCGGCTCAAGGTCGCCGAGCGTAGACCCGTAGCTCTCGACCTGGCTCTTGACCAGATCACCCAACATATCCACGGGGGCGGTGCGAACTGCCTCCAGAGCGCCCTGCTCGGCCTTGTCGATCTGGGCGCCACGCCATACCTGGCGGGCGTTGTTCTCGTAGTCCAGCGCCGAAGCGCCGAAGCGCTCCAGGGCCGAGGCCTTGCCCTTCGCGACCAGTTCCTTGGCTTTCGTCGTCTGGGCCTGGGCCTCGAACGGCGCATAGGTGTCGTTGACGATCTTGACGACCCGGTCGGCATAGCCGCTGCCGTCTTCCGGCGTGCCGACGCGAGCGTCCTGGACCGCCTTGGTGATCCCTAGCGTGGCGGTCGGGGACTGGCCGGTCCACCATGCATCGTCATTCTCGTCCTGCGCCTTGGCTCTGGCGGCCGCTTCGCGCGCGGCGCGGATTTCGTTCAGCCGATCGCCTGTCTGCATCCCTCGGGCCAGTTCGGCAAGGCCATCACCGACACCCGACACTGCGTCCGCGATCGTGTCGTTGACTGGAAAGGCTTGGGCCCGGCCGGAGACACCCAGAAGCGGGGTGCGGCTGCGGGCGTCATAGCGGGGGATCAGCATCGGGTCAGCCCTTCATGCCGGGGATCTTGCCGCCACCGGCCGCGTAGGAGCTGGCGCCCTGCAGCACCGCGGCGCCGGCACCGAGCCACGCACCGGCTTTGGCCGCTTTCGCCTGCTTCTTGAAACCCTTGCGCTGGTATTCCTGGGTGATCGCGTCGTTGCGATAGCCCGTGGACTGCAGCTGGCCCTCGTAGCGGGTGTTCAGCGCGTCCAAGCTGGCGGTCACGGCGTCCTGTTCGAGGATGTCCTGATTGGAACCGCCGAACCCGGTGCCGCTCTCCGCCACGGCCGCACGCTGGGCGCCCTGGACCTGACGAGCCTCGCGGCGCATCTGCTCCTCGCGCATGCCTGCCTGCGCCGACGTCGTCGCGGCGTTTTGAGTGGCTAGGTCGCGATTGAATTCGGCGGCGGTCGCCTGACTCTTGGCCTGGGCTGACTTGCTATAGCCGCTACTGAGCGCGCTGCCTGCCTTCAGGGCGGTGGATCCAACTAGGATGGCGGTTGCTGGAGCCATCTACTTCACCCTTGCCCATCGCTCCGCGTCCGAACCGTCGTCGAGGTAGGCGGTCATCAGACCTTCGAAGCGGAACCCAAGCATTTTCGCCCATCGGCGGCCGGGCGCGAAATTAACCGCCACCACGGCCTCGATCCGTCGAAAGGCCGTTGCCTGGAGATATCGACGCACCGCACGGGTGATCCCCGTCATCGCGGGACCGCTGTCGGGCGCCAGGAGAGCCCACGCTTCACCCCGACCAGCGCCGGCTTCGATCACGCCGGCGCACATCATCAGGCGCCCCCCTTCGAAGACCGACCACGCCGCATCAGGCGCAGCCAGCAGCACAAAGTGCTCCTGGGTCATATCGTTGCGCCAGGCGTGCTGCGCCGCCTGGACCGTGAGGCTCGCCAGATGGGCCGCCCGCAGGGGCTCGACGGCAATCATGACGTCTTCAACTCAGGCATCAGGGCGATGAGCGTAAATGGGAAATCATCGCTCCCCTCGAACGCTATCGTGGCGGCGCCGTCGTAGTCGCCGGGGAACTCGATGGTCTTGTCACCGGTGAACAGCGGCGGCGGCTGGTCCATGTCGTCCAGGGGCTGACGGTATTCGAGCGGGTCGGTGGCGCCGAAGTCCGGGCCAAACCGGCCGCCCAGCGTGGCCAGGAGCCGGACGATCAGGCGGTTGATCCGCTTGGCCTTGCCCTGAGAGGTGCCCGCGTCGCCGCCGGCCTCGATCGGCATCAGCTTGCCCTTGTAGGGCGCCGCCAGGCCGACGGTCGCCTTGGTCGCGGCGTAGTCCAGTTCGATCTGCGCGCCGGTGACGATACGCGAAGGATGCGCAGCGCCGTTGACCTTGACGTTGACCGTCTCGCCTTCGAGGTGGCCAAGGCCAGTCAGAACGCTGGTCGCCGCTCCGTCATAAATCAGCGAGGAGTCCGAATAGGCCGACAGCGACGGATCACCTCCAGCCGCGAAGTCGTACTCCTCACTCAGATACTCGATGTAGCGCTTGGTCTGGCCGTTGATCGTACGGCGGACGATCAGCCACAGGTCGTCGCGCGAGCCGTCCGGCGAAGGGATGACGCTTCCGCTCTCGACGATGCCGGAGCCGCCCAGCGGATGGGAGTGCCAGGCCGCGACGCCATCCTCTTCCATGAAGGTGAAGCCCTTCAGGTCGCCATTGGCGCAGCCGGCCCAGGCCACCTCGTGAGGCGATTGGGCCCAAGCGATCCAGGTGACGCCGGAGCGCAGCGCTCCGCGGTACTTGTTCAGGTCGGCCGCGTCGAAACCCTCACCGCTCGCGGAGGCAGCGAACTTGCGCAGCCGCCGTCCGGTCTTGTCGACGAATAGGACCGACGCGCCGATCTGGAGGGGCGAGACGCTGACGCCGCCCCAGCTCGTCTCCGGGCTCTGCTGCGTGTTGCCCGGGCCGAAAGCCTGCTGTGTAGTCTGCTGGCCGATGCTGGTCTCGCCGGCGTTCGTGCCAACAAAAAGCTTTCCCTTCATCGGCTTGACCCACTGGATGGCGTTGCCCTGGGCGCTCTGAACGTCGATCGAGACCGCGCTATCGGGGAGCGTCTCGCCAAACTCCTTGGATTTGAAGTTCTCGTAGTCGCCGGCGACCGAGCCCCAGATCTTGGTGTCCCGGAAGAAGGTCAGCCGCTCGCGGAAGAAGCAGACGTTGTCAGGCCAGCCCTCGGGCGTTGACCAGGCGCCCTTGGCCCAGCGGAAGGTGACGTTGGGGCTGGAGGTCTCCGCCGGGATGGCCGAGAGGATGACCGCCGAGACCTCAAGGATGGACGTGAAGGCGCTGATCCGGGCCCAGCCGTAGCCCGGGTGCTGGAAAGTCCAGGCAGCGCCGATCGAGCCGTAGGTATCGCTCGGGAAGTCCTGGCCGTCACCGTCCCAGAACTCACCCGACGAGTGGATCGGCTTCTCCTGTCCGGTGACCTGGGTCGCTGTCGCGCCGACGCCGGTGCAGATGTAGTATTTCCCGTCCGAGCGGCGGATCTCGCCGTTCGTCACCTTCTGGTAGACGGCCCAGGGCTTGATTTCGGCGCCGTCCTTGACCTCGATGTAGAAGAGCGAGCCGACGTCATCTGGCGTGAAGAGGGAGGCGGTGGCGTGCAGCGCGCAGGTCGTGCCGACCGCCGTGGAGCCCGTCGCGTAGCACTCTAACGCCTCGACGGCGTTCTGCTCCTTGAACGGCCCGCCGATCGGCTCGAACAGGGTGATCACCCAGTCCGTGCCGCCGCGCCGCGTCAGCTTGCGCGGCTGAAAGAGCCGGCTGCGGTGTGTCATGTAGATGATGTCGCCCGACTGCTCGAACTTGATGGACAGCGAGCCATCGTCGGGGTCGGTCAGGTCTGCCACCGAGTACGGGCTCGGAATCTCGTAGATGTCGGCCGTCAGCGGGTGCCAGTAGGTGGTGTTCGGAGGCTGGTTGTTGAGGGTGGCGACCTTGCAATAGTAATTCACGCCAAGGCGCGAGACGATTGCGCCCGGCTCGTAGAGGACGACGCTCGACCAGACCGCTGGCGTCGAGCCCAGGGTCAGCACACCACGGTCGCGGTAGAAACGGATGTAGCCGTCGCCGAACTCGAGTTGGTAGGCGTCCGAACGCGAGAAGACGAACGGCATCAACCAGGTCTGATCGGACGAGTCCTTGACCTCCGCCACGTGCCGCGTGCCGCCACGTCGCGTGAGGGCACCCTGTACAAGCGGAATCAGGCCTTCGCAGACCTGGAGCGCGGCGTTCCACTTCTCCAGGTCCGGCCGGCCGCCCAGCAGGGGGGAAACCTCGCCGCCGTTGAAGCTGGTGTAGATCGGATCGACGCGGCTCATCGGCGAGCCATGACCCAGGAGCTATCCGGGATGCTCTCGGCCGCGCGCTCGATGGCGTTCTGGCGGCGGGCCTCCTTGATGGCGTCCTTGTACATCGCCGCCGCGCGCTGGATCTTAGCGTCGCTCTGGGTCAGCGGCTCGCCCAGGTCCATGGCGATACGGCAAGCCAGGGCCTCTTCGAAGCATGGGTCCCAGCGCGTGGTGTCGGTGATGCGCTTGACGTAGCGGATGTTCAGGGGCGCGCCGAGGTCGGTCAGGATCCGCCCGCTCTCCAGGGCGTACAGCGCGCGGCCGCCACCGTCGTAGTCCGTCAGGCCCAGGACCGCGTCATAGTCGCCAGC